TCCGCCGTGCCCACACTTCAGCAGCACTTGGCTGTTGTTGCTGCCGTAGGAATTGGCGTTGTTCCGCGACACAACCATGTGGGAAGCTCCGTTGGACACCAACAAGGTGTCTCCCGAGACGAAGTTCCCCTGTTCTTTGGTTCCCTGCCATTCAGCAAACGCCCCACCGCCTCCGCCCGCCCGAGAAAGGTTTCCAAACTGCGCAGCATTGCCACCTGCGCCCCACACACGGATGCGGACCTTCAACAAATCGACTGGCAACGGGTTAGTCACCCCACCGGAACTCGACGTGTGGGTTTGCCACGATAACTGGACCCACGGACTCAACATGAGCCACGCGGAGCCAGTCCACACCAACGAGAGAATGGACCCGCCGGAAATTTCCCTCGCAGCAAACTGACCGCCGCCGGGCTTCACCACCTGAGCTGGCGGCTCTCCGTTGAAAACGAGCGTTAGTGGCCCAGTGTTGGCGTTGACCACCAAAAGTTTCAGCTCCAGCCCACGGAACAACGTAACTCCAGAGAGCGTGACTGCGTAGTTGTTGGCGGTGTTGCTGGATTCGACCACCAGCGTGTTCAAGTGGTTTGTCAGGACAGCGCCGCTTTTGATCGCCCTGCTTTCCACCGAATTGTCGGCGAGTTTGGCCGCCGTTACCGCGTTGTCTCCGAGGGACGCGACGCCGTCTGCGTTCACCGTCACGGCTCCCGACAGCACCTTGGCGGCGAAGTCGCCGTTGGTCTGGCTGACGTGAACCTGCCCGACTTTCGTGGAGTTCACCGTAGCCGCCGCCACAAGACGGTCGGGGTTGAGCGAGTTTTTCTGAACCTTTGAGTTGTCCACCGCGTCCGCCGCAAGTTTCGCACGAGCGACACCGCTGTCGGCGAGGGCTGCGCCCGGAATCTCCCCGGCGATAAACGTCTGCCCTGACACAAGGGCGTTTAGCCGCTCGGCGGTTACATCGTCGCCGGTCGTAAAGGGCTGTCCGGGGTTGGGCATGGTGCGTAGCGGGTGTGGGCCGGTCAGTTAAGGTCCAAGGGCGGGAGCAGTGACCGCAGTCACCACCCCCGCCCGTCAATGAGCCGGACTAGGCCAACAGGTTCCGATCCGACTTGATGAGCACGCCGAACTTCGGCTGCAACACCAGCGAGGCATACCAAGCCTTCCATGCGACCACGTTGTAGAGGTTCATCGGATCGCTCTTGTCGGGCTGGTCGTTGTAGATGAGCTGCGGCTTCATCGGCGAGTTGCTGCCCGCCAGCTTGACCGTGCCCGCGAACTCCTTGCCAAACACGAACGCGGCGTGACCGGTGAGGCTGGTGTTGTGGGTGAAGGTCTTGGGGTTGTTCGCCACCACGACTTTCACATTGAACAGCTTGCCAATCTCGCCGGAGTAAATCTTCTCCTTGTCCGAGTAATTGGCGACGTTCTGCCAGTCCGTGTCGCGGCGAAGATCATACGCCTGACGAGGGCTGACCACCGCGACATACGCGCCGCCGTCCAGCGGCTTCGCATCGTTTTCGCTCAGGAGCGTGGCGGCTTTGTCCAAATCCGCAGCCTTGATGCCCCGGCTACCGGCGCTACGGGTGGTCGCGTCGATGAGCTGGGCGCTGTTCGCCCCGTCGGTGAGCGACGTATACATGGCGTCGCGGATTTGCGTGTCGAGATGGAGGGCCGCTTCTTCGCCAAGACGGGCCGTCTCCAGCTCCATCTGCCGGATCAGGTCAGTGGCGACGCGGGTGTCGGTGATCTTGGTCTGGTCGCCATATTGGGCGAGCGTCACTTCGACGTTTTCCAGCGTCCCATGCGTGAACGTAGTCAGGGGCGTGCCTTCCGTGAGGGAACGCACGTTGTCCACGTTGGCGGCCCCCCGGCGGAAGAACCGCATGGTGAGGCTGCCCGCATTGCGAGGCAGATCGAACTGCTCGACCAAGTTGGCGAGGACGATTTTCTGCTCAATGTGTTGCAGGAACTTGAGATTGAACACCTCGGAAATCCGAGACGAGTCCAAGTTGCCTGCCGTGATGGCGGTGTTGATGACACCAGTGAGTGCTGCCATAATGTTGTTCGGTTATGCCGGGACAAGCCCGGCAGTTTGCTGCTGCGTCAGTCCGCGTTAGCGGCTGAGTGCCTCGGCGTCGCGGCGCAAAAGGTCCAACTGTTCGTCCGGGGACAGTTTTGAATTGTCCACGGGTTTCGCCTCACGAGAGGCGGGAGCAGTGGTGCCGTCCAAGCGCAGTTTCTTCCGAAGCGTTTGATTTTCTGTCTCCAACCGTCGGACCTGTTCTGTCAGCGCCGATGCCTTGCCGACTTGCAGTTGCAGCTTTGCCACTTCAACAGCGGCGGCCACCCCTGTCGGATGCGACTTGAAAAACGGCCCCCACTCGCCCGACAGGAGAGAGTTGGCGGTGGTGAACAACGGCGATTGCGAGTCGGCCAGCTCAGGGTTGGCCTTGATGACTTGCGTGCGCGTGTTGTCCCATGCGGCGACAAACTGGGGGTTGTCGGCTGACGCCGAAGCGGCGCGCACCTGCGCGGCGGCCTTTGCCGCCATGCTGTGCGCGAGCTGCTTCGCCAGCTTCACATCCCCTTCGTCAATGAACCCGGCAAGGCTGTCCGCCAAGTCCTTGAACGAGTGCTGCGGCAACGGGTCTTCCGGCGTCCGCGTCTGCTCAGACAACTTGGCGAGGCGTTGTTCCTCGGCCAAGAGCTTCTGCTCACGCGATGCCAGTGAGATTTCCCGCGCCTCGGCCTCACGATGCCGCCGTTCCGCGTTCTCCCACGTCCGCGCCAGTGCCTCGGCCTTTTTCTCGGCGCGAGGTTTGGGCACGGTGTCAGTGGCCGAGTCTGCCTGCCCGGAGTCCTCCGCCTGCTTTTCTGGTGCAGGGGTGGGAGCTTCCGCTGCGGGAGTCTCAGCCTTGGGTGCTGTCTGTGTCGCATCCGTTTCCGGTGCGGTTTCGGTGCTGGCAGCTTTCGGGTCCGACCCGACACTGCCTGACACCCCTTCCTTAGCCTCCCCACCGCCGGGGGGAGTCTGTGCAACAGCGGTTGGAGCCTCTATGGGCAGCCCCCGGTCGAGCCTTTCGGCATCGGCACGAAGGGCCGCCAGAGCCTCGTCTGCTTTGGTTGGTGCTTGTGTCATTCTACTGGTTGGAGCCGTCTTCTGGCGCAGCTCCGTTAGCCGAAAGTGTCTTCAACTGGACCCATGTCTGTCGGACCCCGTTCGCCGTGCCGACCTCATACGCATCGCCCCGCTTCGTCACCGCTTCCTGCGTCTGGTCCAGAACGTGATGAACCATCAACACGTCTAGTTTCCGCCCGCTGTCCGTCCGCAAAAATCCTGCCCACGCTCGCGCGTCCGCCTCAGTCCATTGCCCCGGAACAACCATTTCCGGTGAGTAGCGCAGCGGTTGGCGCATCAGCCGCCAAATCGTCAGCCACAGTCGCACACATTGTCTTACAGTTAGAACCATATCGTCATCCTTCGGTTTCGCCAAACATTTCGTGTCAAGACACTGGGGCGGCCTGCTGCGCCTGCGCCTGCGCCTGCGCCTGCTGCATCTGCGCCTGCGCCTCGGCTACCACTTTTCCGAGATAAGCTGCCATCTGCTGCATGGGAGCTTCCAACTCCTGCGCTTGCTCCGGGGACTTTTGCATGAGCTGGCGGAAGTGCAGGTTCGCGTGGTTCAAGAACAGCAGGGCCAGCTCGGGGCTAAACGGCTCGCCCGTTATGACTCGCCGCTCCACAAACTGCCGCAGAATGGTCAGGTGAACCGCATCGTTGTCCACCGGCTTCACCTGCGACGGGAAGCCAATGAGCATCCGGCCAATCTCCCCGGCTTGATCCTCCATCTGGTCGTTTGATTGCGTGTCTCCATCCATGAACAGCCGCTTTACGTCCTGCGGGTCGTCAGCGGCAATGAGATCGCGCACCAGTTCGCCTTGGTTGACAAACGGGTTGTTCTGCAACATCTGGAAGCGCGTGACCTTCTTCTGATAGACAAACTGCTTGTTGAAGTTGTCCGCGCTCGCCAGCGGTTCGATGCGGTAATCTTCCGACAAGGCAACCGGTGGCAAAGCCAGCAGTTCGTTGCGGTAGAAGTAATCCAGCGAAGCCTTGTCATGCTGGACGTATAGCGCCCACGCCTGCGCAAACGCTTCGGCAAGGCTGCGGCGGAACACGCGGCTGCGCAGGTCCACCACCTGCGACATCAGGGTGCCGATAAGATTGACCTCGGACGCCGTGCGGCGCTCGTTGTTGTTCATCTGGCTGGTCAACCCCGCGTCCGGCACGCCGATAAGCTGCTCGGCAGTAATGCGGTGTCCCACCAGCTCGCCATCCCACTGCACCGGGGGCTGGCCCATCTCCACTTTGCGCACCGCAAAGGGGAGCACCTGACCGGGGACCAGCCGCACGTTGCCGGTGTTGCCCAGCGGGTTGTCGTTGACGAAGATTGGCTTCCCGTAGAACGACAGGGAGTCAAGTTTCTCGTTCCACAGCCGCGTCATGGACACCTGCAACGGAGCCACTCGCTCAGGGATGCCTCGGCTGGCAAAGTAACCTTTGTCCTTCACCTCACAGTTGAACTCCACAAACGGCAACCGCCCGTGGTCGTAAGGCAGGTCCATCAAGTCGCGCACCAGAACGTCCGTGGCGAGCGGGGACATGATGAAGGTTTCAATCTTGTTGTCGTGACAACGACGGTAAACCTCCCAGAGCACGATGCTCTGGTCGTCCACTACGTGCGTGATGCCCTCGCGGGCAAATTTAGCGGACTCCTTGTTGGAGTTGACGGCCGGAGACGCGGTCATCAAACGGCGGATAAACGCATCGTCCTGCCGCCAATTTGGGTTGCGCCGGTAGGTTTCCTCGCTGACCTGATGCACCTGCACGCACCAGTCCGCCTCGGCCAGCGTGGTCGTGTGCGTGGGCACCACAAACATCATCGGGTCCACCGAATCAAACCGCACCTGCTTGGCGTCCTCATCCCAGCGCACCTTGAGGATGCCTTTGCCCGTCACCAGCATATAGTCCGTGACGCTGATGATCTCGTGCTCAAAGTTTGTCCGCTGCCGCAGCCGGAAATCAAACCACTGTGCGGCCAGCCCGTTGAACGGGGACAGCTCCCGCCGCAGTGCGTAGAAATTCGCCAGCAGCTCGTTGGCAAACACTTGCTGCACGTAGTAGGGCTTGATCTTCTCAATCATCATGTCCGACAGCGGCCAGTTCATGTCTGCCGCCGTCGGAAACGGCTTGTTCAGCCGTCGCAACCCTTCATGCCGCAGGCGGAAGAAATCCACCTGCTTCGCCTCCCAGCGCGTGCGTGCGCTGAGTGCCGAGCGAACCTTGGTGTCAAACTCACCCACCAGTGGGTGCGGGCGTAAATTAACGGTTGAAGCGTCAGGCATGGGGATTACGGGTAGAGAGACTTTTGAACTGACTTGCGCTTGGCGAGCACCACACCACGGCGCGCTGCCACCAGCCGCTCGTCATCCGGCGACTGTTCCTGCCGGAGCAACGACAGGGCTTCACCGGCGAGCGCGGGGTCTTTCTGCTTCACTGCTGCGGTAACGCGCTCCACGCCTGCCACCACGTTGTCGAAGCCGGACTTGGCGACAACGCCCGTGATGGCTGCGGAAGAAGGCATCACTTTGGACATGAACCCAAACAATCGGCCAGCCAGCGGGGCCGCCGCCGGAACGCACACCGCCAGCGCAATCACACCGCCAGTGCCCAGCAAATCGGCGATCCGCGCCAGCCATGCCTTTGCTTGGTGCTCGCGCCATTGGTCGGCCACTTTGCGCTCGCCCACGTAGGCGTCAGTAAGTTTCGCGACCGCCGCTTCGTGAGTTTTCTCCGCCGCCTCCAGCTTTGCGGCCAGTTCACCGGTCATCCGTTGCAGCTCGGCCAACTGCTTGTCCTTGGCGTCAAGCCGCTTCTCCGCGTCAGCGCGCAACTGAGCGTTGGTGGAAAGCAGCCCGGCAACAATTGACTTCACTTCCGCCAACTCAGCAAGGCCCGGCGTGGGGAGTAACGCTGCCGCCTGCCCGTTAAACATCACGGCAAGGTCGGTCGCTGGCTCACGGTTTGTGCGCGACGCAAGCGCGGCCCCGGTCGCCGCCACTTTGCTCGCTGCCGCCTTGACCGTCGCGGTCTGGTTTGCCGCAAGCGCATCCTCCGCTTGGTTTTTCTGGTCTTTGGATTTGGCCGCGTCAACCGTCTGATCGGCTCGCCAAGTCCACGGCTTCCACCACGTCGTTTCCGCCCGCTTCCCGGCCGCAGCCGTGGAACAGCCGGTGAGCGTGAGCAGCAGCCCAGCCGTCGCCAGTGAAATGAAAAGATGCGCTCTCACAAAAACTCAGGTCAGCCAGCAAACAAGCCGGATGCTTCTCGCGCCTGCTGCTCGCTGGCGTCCGAGGAGGCGGCGAAGGCAGTTTGTGTGTCTGACATACCATCAAGACCGTATCCCCCACCCAGCAGCCCGGCAATGGCGATTGCCGCAAACGCCGCGTCAGCCCGGTCAGGGGAGGTCAGCCCGCGCGCCCTCATGTCCTCCTTGCGCTCCAGCGCGAGCTTGCCTTGCAGCGTGTGCAGCCGTTTTCGCGAGGTCATCTGCTCAAGCATTGTCTCGTCATCAAGCAGAATGACCTCTCGCCGCTCAATGCGACGGACAGCGGTAAACCACAGTTCCGCGCCCAGATTGGCGTAATGCTCGCTGTCAAACGCGGCTTGCCCGTTGAGCAAGCGACGGACGGGAACCCCGCCCAACGCCAGTGCGTCGTTGACCGGATGGCCCAGTCCTCCGTCATCCGCGAAGACGTTACCTTGCGGAACTCCCCAACGGCGCAGCTCGGAAATCGCACGGGCGGCGGCCGCCATCGTGTCCTTGTCCCGCCAGCAAATCAGTCGCTCCAGTCGGTTGCCGCAGACAATGGCGATGACGTTTTCGTCCCGTCCAGCGGCCCAATCTATGAACGCCAAACGCGGACCGGGCACGTAAATTGGGGGGCGGTCCAAACAATCCGTCAAGGCAGTGCGACCCAACACCAGCTCGCTGCCGGACGTTTCGTTGAACTCCGAAAAAATCATCGACCGCACGAGCGGGTGGTCGCGGCCCCACTTTTCAATTTGTCCGGCAATCCATTTGTCCGACAAATGCGGGCAGTCCATCGACGTGACCCGGTGCGGAGAATAAAAAGCCCTCCGAGTGCTGAACGCCGACGCAAACTCACCTTCCGCAGACCCCGCGCTGGACATCAGCAGCAGACGGGTTGGCTGGCAGCGTTCGATGGCTTGGAAGATGCAGTCGGGGACGGACTTTGCCTCGTCCACAATGACCAGCAGGTTTTGGTTGTGCCAGCCTTCAAACTTGCCCGCGTCGTCCGTCGAAAAACCCACCGCCCGTGAACCGTTTGGCGCGTGAAGGTCG